GATTTTACGGCGGACATTTATTCCCACCCCTTCGGCAATTCCCAACTCCTCGGCGCTCCTGCGCCGGGGCCATCGTATGCCCGCCACGTGCTGCGCTCGGTCCGGCTGAATCGCCGGCACTTCCGCTCGTAGTCCGCGCCCTTGGCGACACCGCATGCCGCCAGAGCCCGCCAGCGGCTGTGAGCCTCGCCCGCGGCCGCCGGCCGGATAAGCACCCCGCAGGCGATCACGGCCAGTATGAGCGCCAGCACGGACCAACTGGCGATGCGCGCGGAGAGGCTCGGCCGCTGTGGCAGCAGGTGGGGGGCGTGCTTGGCGAGATAGGCGCGGTATTCCTCGGCCTCGCGCTTCATGCGCTTGCGCAAGTTCTCGGCCTCGAACTTTTCCAGCCGCCGCAGGCCCGCCGCTTCCGCCTTAGTCAGGCACTCCCGCGGCTCTAGGGCGTACATGCCCCGCACAGCCGCATCTGCCGGCCCACGGCCCGCCATCTTCACCCAGGCGGGCACGAATTCAGTCAGGACGCTTTCGCGCACCGCGTAGCCGTCCCGTCCGGACAGGATGCCCTGTGCGACCTCATCCATCGCGCCGGTCATCAAGCGACGCGCCATCATCTCGGCGTGAGGATCGATGCGGACCGGCTTAGCGCCCACCGCTATCCTCCCAGGCATCGAATTCCCGGGCCGCCTGCTGGTCACCGATCTGCTGGCGGCGAACGACGCGCAGAACCAACTCCCGAGCGCCCGGCAGCGTCATCAGGGAGAGCAGCACGTCCATGTAGAGGGGCACGGTCTCCGCACCCTTCGCCCAGCCCGTGACGCGCTCCGATCGCGTGCCGAGGATCCAGGCGAATGCCGCCCGACCAATGCCCACTTGCTCGAGCGCCGCGGAAAACTGCTCGCCGGTCATGCGGCGCCATTCTTGGATGTTCCGGACCATGGGCGAGCGGCTTTTCTCCGTGGGGCGCACGTCTTGCGCATCGGAGCATACCGACGGGCCCGATATCGAGCCACGAGAACAAACAGGGGTGCTCAAAGCGACTCCTTCGGAAATGCCTCACGATCGAGGCGCAACGGCATGGTGCGGCTGTGCCGGACGGATCGCACCCATCCGGCAGGGGCGCATCACTCGCGTGCGATCCTTTCTCTCTCCAGTTTCTCCCGCGTCTCATCGATTCGCCGCTTTAGCTCGACGGACTCGCGCTCACGCCTCAGCCGCGTGCGTTCGGCGCTCTCGGCCGCCCCGTCCCACCGTGCGGCGATCTTGTTCTTGATCCAGCGTATCGGGTTCATGCGGGCGGACCCTCTCTGCTAGGCGAGTTCCAGCGCCGCATGATGCGGCACGTCGAAGATCTCGGCGAGTAGGGAACCCACAGACGGGCCGATCAGCCCGCGCCGTTCGAGCTTGTCGATTGCTTCCTGGATGGCACCGACGCGCGCAGCGGTGCCGCTGATGCCGTCGAAGGACTCGGACACGTAGTCGAGCCATTCCGCGGCCTGTGCCGTGTCCTGGGCGCTGTAGGGGGCGACGCGGGACATCAGGCGCGGCCCTCGGCCTTGGCGATGGCAGCCTCAGTCTTGCCGAAGGCGATTGCCGTATCTGCCGGCATGGCACCGCCGCTCATCATCTGCCGATGGACGAGCAGCAGGCCCCTGAGCGCCGAGAGAAGATCTGGCGCAGCGCTTTCCAAGCTCTTCAGCGGCGCGCCATAAGCCAGCGTTTCCCAATCGCGTTCGGCCGCGTCGTACTGCTTGCGAGTGATGGCGCGCTCATAGCCGCGCAACCGGAGCCGATCGGTCATCCGCGGGGCCACCACGTATTTCTGACCGAAACGGCTGGTCAGGAAATCGGGGAATGTGCCGGCCGCAGGATTGGCAGTCATCGTGATAGAGTGGGCCATCAGCGACGGCCCTCCGCGGCGGAAATGGCGGCTTCGGCCGTGGCGAACGTCGCGGCGGCCTTCATCATCAAATCGTTGGCCTCATCCCAGGAAGCAGCGCCGCGCGCAGCGTCACAGGCTTCCCGCATGTCCTCCAGCCGAGACTCGGCATAGGGCAGGACGGCGCGGAGAGCGGCGAGCAGATCGGTTGCAGATCCAGGACCGGTAACGGTCACGCCCGGATCGGCGCGGTACACGTCCACATGCAGGCCGTCGCCATGTTCGCGGATGGAAACCAGACAGCCGGCTTTCCCGTCGCGACGGCCGATCTCGATAATGCGCTGATCGGTGGAAGCGTAGAAGCTGGCAACGCAACGCGTGTTCACGGTGGGCTTGGTCATGGCATTTCTCACGGTTGCCGCACCATCGCGGCGAGGAGGAATTTTCGGAGCGGAGAAAAAATCGGCGCCCAAAAGGGACCCACCTGCGGGCGCCGGGTAGGATCAGCGGGCAGCGTGCATCTCGCGGGTGATCTGTTCGATCACGGCGTCGATGCTGATGGCTTGGCCGGTCGTGGTGCGTGCCCAGACGTTCAGGCCGGCGAAGTCGGTATCCACGCGCTCGCCTGCGGCCTGGAGCTTTTCAGCAAGCCAGGTCGAGACGGCCCAATGCTCGTAGACTTCCCACTCGTGCGGCTCGATGCCGTCCATCTCACAAGCGGCTTCGGCGCTAGAGACGCGATCCAACAGCTCCGGCGCTGCGGTGCCGGTCTCATTCTTGATAATGCGGCGCCACGTGCCTCCAGCTTCAGCGGTCCAACCGGCCTCCCGCGCGGCTTCCTCATAGTCGAGCACAGGGGCGGCATGCTCGAAAGCCCGCTCCACCATTCCCTCAAGCTCCTTGCTGTTGCCGTTCAGGCCGTAGTTTGCGGCCAGCGTCGAGACCATGCTGGACATGCAGCACAGCACCTCGCGTTGAACGAGATCGGAAGCGGCCTGCTCGAGCGTGCGGCCGTCATGGGTGCGGAAGGAATCGGTCATCGGATTGGCTTTCGGGCTGAGCCTCACAGTCGAGGCGTGGAGCGCAGAGGAAGGCCGCACACGGGCGCGGCCGCATTCGGTGGGAGATCAGCGGGCGGAGCGGAGAAACGCTTCCTTGGCCGCGATGCGCTGGCGCCGGGCCTTCCGGAACACACGCTTGCGGGCATCCGCCCAGGCGCGCCGCAGCTCGGGAATGGTCATCGTGCCGTCGAGGAAACCGGCGGGAAGGGTGGTCGTGGTCATTCGCGCAGATCCTTGGTTCGCGCCTCACGATCGAGGCATTCGGGCGGGCTGTACGGCGCCCCGCCCCTGCGCTACTTTCGGGAGTGAGGGCGACAGAGCCACCTGCCGCCCTCTGGCATCAGCCCTTACGAGCTAAGCCAACTCCAGAGACTGAACCCGACGGCGAGGCGGATCCGAAAGGACCACTCGCCGTTTGGCTTTCTGGAGACTGCCAGAGAGAGAACCATCTCTCGCACTCCCGGCCGCAGCCGGCCGCGTGCGGCCATTCGCGGGGTGGCTGGTCAGGCGCACCGTGCGAGGCCAGGACAACCCGGCCCCGAGGCGCTGCGCCCGCGCCCTGTCAGGGGTCGAGGAACACGCCAGCAGCGGATGCAGCGACACACAGGCCTGCCGCAGCGAAGATGAAGAGGCAGGCGAGCATCACGCTTCACCGGCCGGCGCAGCAGGAATGCCGCGAGCTGCGCACCAAGCCGCGTAGGCAGCGTGTCGGGCCTCGAAGGCGATACGGAGAGCAGAACCGGGTTCGCCGCGCCCTGCGGCCGTGTAGCGGGCGTCAGCGGCTCGCCGCATCGAACCGAACCGCACGACAAGCGCAGTCTGCCAAGTCTCGTCAGCGTGCAGGAACGCTTCGCCGGTGCGGGCGAGAGACAGAGCCAAGCCCACCTCGATGTTCGCAATTGCCTGGTCGGGAGAGAGCCCGCTGTCGCTGGGCTTGTTAGCGCGGTCCTGCAGCAGCTCGGTCAGCTGAAGCGCAGAGCGTGTCTCAAGGCTGGTCATGGAAGGGATCTCAGTTCGAAGCCTCACAATCGAGGCGCACCCCGAACATGAGGCCGCACAATCGGCCTGTCAACGGCCATTCGAAGTATTCGCCAAAGAAATGCGCACAAAATCAAGCGTACGGACGGGCAAAACAAAGCATCCGATCTGCGCGCACGCCCACGAGCAAGCACACAAGGTGAAGGGATGGTGGGTTTGCATTAAGAAATTAGCGAAAAAGGACACGACCGGCAGTGGCGGTCCGACTGCGAGAACTTCGGTGAAAATTTATACGCGTCAATAAGGGCCAACCGCAAAAAAGGGCACTAGCATCGCAACCAAACAGCCCCCGACTGCCCCCTGCTGAGTTGCAGTGTCTGACGAAAATGCAATTAAACGGCATCTCCTTTCCGATGATGCGGGCATAAGTCAATGCACATACCTTGCCTCAGCATGAAAATTATGCGATCTTCGTCTTAATCTGAGAGACTTCAAATGAATTGCCGTCCGCTTGTATTTAAATTTTTTGCTCTATCAGTATTGATCTGGCCCGGCGCGGCATGGGCGAAGTGCGATGCAAGCGATCCGCGCATTAGTGGGCGTATTCATAAAATTCAAGAGGAGGTAAATGGACTTAAGGAGCAGCTTAACAATGTCCGAAAAGTAGGAAAGACGGTAGCATTTGGGCGTTGCGCGCTCGCGTTGAAGCGTTACGGCGCGACCTGGCTAGGTAGTTATGCCTGGTATGAAGATGCCACCGCCAGTCTGAAGGAGGCTGTGAGCTGCCTTAGATTAGAAGAATGGTATGTACGGCAAAGTTGTTCGTGTGGAGATAAGGGTGTAGGTTTCACACGCGATGAGGAGACACATCGCCGTACTGAAGAAGCATATGAGCGCGTCGAGAGGGCGCGTACGAAATATGTATCGCGCGGCATAAAAAACCCAGCGATCGCCCGGTATGTCCGTAATGCTGATGAGTTGCGGCGATGCTTCCACGAAGAATCGATCCAGCAGCTCAACGCGGCAGCATCGCGGATTGAGGATGAGATCGCCAAGCTACCGAGCGATACTCGAGAGACGCGCGCTCCCCACAGTCATCCAGCAGCCAACCCACTTCCGCCGGCTGCACCTTTGCCGACGGCTACGGCCCCACCGCCGCCCGCAGATCAAGTTTCGCAAGAGACCGTACCTACCCCCGCGCAGCTCGGTAACCCGAAGCCGTTAACCGAAGCAGAGCGTGAAGACTCCGATGCTTGGTTGCGGGGGATGATCCAACCGGGAGCCGCACCCGCTAACCCAGTAAGCCCAGCGACCATTGCTCCACCACAGACGGTCCGTCCAATCGAGCCAACTTTGCGTCCACCAGTCGGTGCAAATCGAACGCAGCCACAGCCTGGAGCCGCTGGGGTCGGACTGCCTTCACGAGATCCAAATCGAAGTGATATTAGCGGCCTCGGCACGCTGCGCCGGTCTCAGCCTATTGGGCCGTCTGCAGTTTCGCCGAGCGCCCCTTCAGTCTCGGCGACTGCAATGAGCCCAGGCGCCCCTACATCCCGCCCAGTCCAGAAAGTTAATGGTGTCATGGTTGATGTCGCGCCAGCAGCGCGTGACGGAAACCTTATTGACGTGACAAAGCAGGTCCTCGACCTCGCGAAGCCGCGCTATTAGCAAGCGTGCTCACCGCATAGCCAACTTACTGAATTGTACGGACCATCTTATGAAACCGACCTCCCGCCGCACTGTCCTCCAAGCCGGCGCCGCGTTCGGTGCAGCGGCGATGTTTTGGCCGTATAGATCTGGGGCTATAGCTGGGTGCTCCCAACCGTCCTTGGCGGCGGCTGAGGCGCCGCGACCGGAACGAGCAGTGTCTCTACGTAGCCTTCTCGAGAGTAAACCAAATCCTGATGCTCGGTTGCCCGGCCTCACCCGCATCGACGGTTACGTTAACGTTCGCGACGATCTTATCCTCTGGGGGCTCGCCGAACCTGATCAGCCCGAACTCTATCTTGGGGATTTTGCGCTCGCGATTAAGCTTGCGATGTATCGTCCGATCGCGGCTATGATCGGTATGGAGGGTTTTGACCATAAAGTCCCGGCAATCTCCATAGACCCAATACCCGAGAATATGAAAAAGACGAATGACATTCCAGCTGACAGGAGTGTTAAATCTAAAAAGAGGTATGCAGAACTTTGCAGCCTCCCTCAGAAGGTGCGAGTAGACGGCATGCCCCGCAACTCGCGTATTGCGGCAGTGCTAGTTGAAGCTGATTACCGCATGAAGAAGGTTAGCCAGAGTAACGCCGAACTACCGATCAGTCCACCGCTGCCTGGAACCTACGACGCTGTCTTAAAGGCGAGGCAAGCCGGCGATTTGACTGGCATCGGCCTACGCGATACTCGCTATTGGTTCCAAGCAGGCGAATACAATTACCAGAAATCTGGCGGAACTGTTTTTCTTGATAAGGCTCGGGTTGAGCTACGGACGGAAGATCAGATTTTTGGCACCGATACAGCATCTGGGTCAGTTGACGCCGCATCAGAGGCTTTCGCATGCGCATGGACCGCTCGAATCGAAGAAATAGAAAAATCTGAGCCTATCTGGCGCGATATGAGTAATATCTACCGCCACTTTGCAATCGCTCAGGCCTATAAACAGGAAATATCTGAAGGTTGGAATCTTTCAGACAATCTTTGGGAGCTAATCAGATCCTACGAGGGGGCTGAATCTTCCGTGCCGGACACCTTGCCGGGTCTCTCCAAGTGGGACATATTCCAGGTGCGCAATGCCAGAGGCAAAGTCGAAGGGAGCTTCATTTCTCGAGTCTGTGGTGGCGTCAAAGTCGGTTTTACACGCAACATTGCTCGCTCTGCGCGTGCCGCTTCGGAGACCAGTTGGGTTTCGGCGGCGATCGCCCGATCCCGTCCAGAGCCGACCGCTATCAGTTGGAAGATCGGGCCACTTAGCGAACCGACTGCTGCCGAACGAGGGCTGTCGCTCGCACCTCTGAAACCATCCACATCCAGAGTGAACTTGGGGCAAAGCAATCAAACGTCGACGGCCGCTACGACTACGGCCTCATCGTCGACCAGCCATAGTGGTGGTGACATTGATCCCCGCCTACTCATACCGGGATTTGGCATTGCGGCAATTATACTATGGAAGGCTATCTCTGCCCTCGCTCAGGAAAAGACGGACACCTAAATGCGTAATCAGCTCGGGAATTTCGCGCTTGCACGGCGCAATTTAGATAACGGAGCTGAGCAGGTTCGGATTGTGACGCCTTTGCCGGTTAGCCGCCAGCAACTGGTCACGCTCGCTAAGGAGCACGACCACGCTGAGCTTCAGGCGGATGCTAATTCATCATGGCGGTGGTTTGTGGTCGAGCTTGCTTTGGAAGAGGTGCCTCGCCTGCCGGCATGACTTCGGCCCGCGAGGCCTGCATCACGCGAGGTGATAGAGAACGACCTCATGCGGCTATTTGCAGATGCCAGCCTCCAAGTTCGGAGGGTTGAGCCGGGCCAGACTGAACGTTGTCCGCTTGCCCGACCGGATGACCGTCAGCGCCGCGTCGTTCCCGAGCAGTTCGATGGCGTGATCGCCAGGGATGCTGCGGGGAGAAACCTGATAGGCGTAGCGGACCTCCGTGCTGCCGAGCCTTTGGGTGATTTCGCCGCGACGAAAGTCGACCACATAGGAACCGTCGTCCCTGACCGTGGTGATCCGCCCAGCGCTCTCGTAGGCGCGCTGCTTATTGGTGCAGTTAAGAGTGGACGGGAAGCCTTGCTGGGCGAGAGCGGAGGCGACGTTAAGCGCGAGGCCAGCGCTAGCGCCCGCCACTAAGATCCTGGGAAGCTTCATAAGACCTTGCGTCCCCCCGTTCTTCGAACAGCGTATCAACCCCTGCCTCTCCCGCAATGGGCGATTTCGATGACAGCTCAAGCCCCCGACTGGATCGAAATGCCCGGTGGGCGTGTTCGACCGCTGCATTGCCTGCTCGACCTATTCGGGCCAAGGGCGCTGCGCCGCTTCGCCTTTGAGCCGCATCCAACGATCAACTACCGGGGATACACCGCAAGGTGGAGGCTAGAGGATGGCCGGCTCTTTCTGAAATCCGTTGGCGGGACAGTTGCTGATCCCGAATGGCAGGCTGCCAATGGCAGAAGGCAGTGTAATTTGATCGACATTCACGGCACTTCCGAGCCGGTCTTTGCCGATTGGATCACGCGGGATTTGCTGATCCCAGAGCCTGACCGGCTTTGGGAGACCGATATCGGTACTTACCTACGCATCCCAATAGCGAAGGGGAAGGCGATTGCCGAACCTGCGCTTTTCGAAGTTGAGGTGTCGGATTTGGCGAAGGAGCTGTTCCGCAGGCGTGTGGTTAACTGAGGCAAGCCGCATTGCAGATATATTTGGGTCAGATTGATCTGAGCCGGACTACCGGCCGCCAACTCAGGTGTGAATGACGGCGCCGCGGTCGGACGGCGTCGCCTCTCAATTCACACGACCTCGACGCGAATGCCGTACTGCTTTCCGTAGAGCGACTGCTTCTCCAGGGTCTCGTGCACGAAGATGCCGAGGAAGATCTCCACCAGGACTTCGTCCACGAATCGCTCATCTCCAGCTTCGTCAGCGATCCCGCCGGATGCTTCGAGCGAGGCATGATGCGCCGCCGCAAGATCGTCGGCGGTGAGTTCGACCTCGACGACACACTCCTCGTGGTCCACGGTCAAGCAGAAGGGTAAATCAAACAATCTGTCGCTGACCTCGATCCGGTAGGTTCCTGAGTCATCGCTGCTTGCGACCAATTTCTCGGTCTTCACGCCTCTGCCGGGGAGCACAGCCCCGCACGGCACGTCCGTTCGCGGCCGTCCCTCCGTTGCGGCGTATAAGAAGCAGGCCTCGAAATACTCGCACGTGCTGAAGAGTTGAATCCGCTCGCTTGTCTGCATTTTCGTCCCCAACTAATCCTAGGCGCTTTCTCAGAAATACCAAGGTTAATTATTCCTGTTGAGATCTGTAATCGTTAATATCATGCTGTGGAGCGACAGATATAACAATTGCTCTGCCTTGCATTCGAGCAGAGAAGTTTCCCACGCATCCCCCACATGGGGTATGTTCGAGTATCGCTCTTCGTGCTTTGCATATGGCAAGCGTCGGCCTGAGGCATCTGCCCTACAGCTGAATTTGATCATGGGTCGACTCGGCGTTAGGTATTCACAGGCAGACTTGGTAGTTAGCCTTTGGCAAGCCTATGGTAACCCGAAGCTGGCAGATCGTCTGCTGAAGCGAATCAGACTACCGGCAGGGCTGACGTGCAATCCTTTCGTGTGATTTTAATGAGCGTCTGCTTGATCGCTCTTCTTATTGGACCCAATCCGTCTCCGGCGCATGCAAGTGGTAGCTGTTCTTCCGTAGTTTCGGGAGCGCGAACTGGACCGAGCCCTAACTGGGATCAATGGCCCTACGGCGATGCTTGTTATGTCGAGTGGCCAGGCGGTCATTCCGCAGAGCGAGAGAAGTACGAGCGCGACTGCAGAAATCTGAGCGGAGCTGAGTTCGTTGCATTCAGTGGCGATTACGGCTCGGGAAGAAACACCTGCATATTCAAAGTTTCCCCGCAGCTCGGCAAGGGCGGGGCGAGCCCTCCGCCACAATCCTGCGGAGATATTTTAAAAAATGCACCAGGCTTCTCCAAGTTCGTTGTTGCGGAAAGGGAGAAAAACTGGACGGATCTGCAAGTCGCAGCTGGAGAAGTTAGTCTCTACCTTAAAGGTGTGGGCGGTACTTGTGGGGAACAGCTCACGAGAATAAGCGACAGTTTCTCATGTTACAGCATGGCCGCGCTAGCACTTAGCGTTGAGACGCCGTCCGTCGAGCTTCGTGATTATCTCGTTGAGCATTGCAGCAAAGAGAGCGCGTATTACGTGCAGAATGCCATCAGGAAGGCAAAAGCTGCAAACGCGGCACCTGTTACGCCGCGACCTCAACCCACGCCCACCCCAGCGCCAGCGGATGCTGGATCTCCGGACGACGCGTGGGGCGCCCTTGCCCTTACTCCGAACGGCAGCTTTTTTGGGTGGTCATCTGGCAAAAGTTCAGTTGCTGCCGCCCGTGCCGAAGCGTTGGAAAGCTGCACGACCTACCAGAACAACACAATCAGCACCGGATATGACACGCGCCAAAAGTGTAAAGTAGTCGTTGTAATCAGAAATCAGTGTCTTTCAACTGCTGCGCATGAAGGGCAGTGGTATTGGGTCGGGAGGGACACAAAGAAAGAAGCCGACGAGGCCGCTTTGGCTAACTGCCGCCAAGATCACTCTACAGGCTGCCGGCGCGTCCCAGACGCTCAATTCTGCTCGATTAAGAACGCGAACGGAGCCGGCGGAGGAAGCAGAGACCAGCAGAATAAGCAGAAGCCTATAACTTACAATAGGCCCAGCGTGAAAATCTGCAACACCTATCCAGGCGACGTCCGCATGGCTTTGCAATATCGTAAGGTTAACCATCCTTATGATACGCTGGAGGGCTGGACAACGATCAGCTCAAACTCTTGTTATGACTTTGGGATGATGGAGGCGGACCATTTCTTTTATTATGCAGAAACGCTTGACAGAGAGAATGTATGGTCTGGGGATGCAGTGAGGCACTGTCTAATGCAAGACACGTTTACATTCTGGGTCGATTCTAATTACAAGTGCAGGAGATCTGACGAATCATATGGAATGAAAAGAGTAAATATTCCAAGCAATAGAAGCTCATATACGTACAAAATCGGGAGGTGATCTTTGAGGGGAGAGCCTAAGCGGCGACCTCTCCTTCCTCAGCATCCATGATCCACTCTCGTAGCGCCTGCGAGATGATCGCCTCGGCCGGAATGCCGGCGTTCTCGGAAATGATCCGCAGGCGCCGGTTCACGTCGCGCTCCAATTCCACGACGTAGGTCCGCTTGCGCCGGGTGGCAGCCAGCTTCGCCTGATCCTTTGGCGGGTGCGGAGAGACGACAGGCTCATGCACCGGCATGGGGACCGGCTGCAGCACGTGGCGAACTACCTCCTTCTCGACGATCGCCACCGGCGGGCCGGCTTCCGGCAATTCGACTAGCCGCAGGCCGTGTCCTTTCCGGACCAGAAAGCCTTTCTCGATCAGCCCATTCACCAGCCGGTGCGGTCCGGAACGGCTTCGCATGCCCATGGCTTCCGCGATCTCGCTCAGCGAGGGGCACGGCTGTTGGTTCACGATGCTTTCCTGGATCAGCGCTAGGGCGATGCTCTCTTTCCGGGTCAGCGAACGCATGCTCATCGCGATAGTAAACTCCGATGACAGAATGTCGCACAATAGGATTTATCTATCGTTCCGAGAATCGGTTACGTGACGATTTTCAACCAACGCATTGAGATGACTCGTAAAATTCCGGTTGCCCATTTCCCGGAACGCCGGTATCCCATTCCCCACATCCCGAACTGTGACCGGAGAAGAGCGGGTGCCGACGATCCTCGGCCAACGAGCCATGCCAGCGGCTCGGGTCCTCGTCACCAACCAGTTCGCCGAGAACGGTGGCGTCAACACCGACGAGGGCAATGTCGGCCTCGTCGACTTCGCTCACGTCCTCTTCGCCGAGGAGGAGGGCATGACGATGAAGACCTCTACCGAGGCGACCATCGACGACGGCGGTCAGCTCATCCTGCTCTGGCAGCAGAACATGAGCGCGATCCTGTGCGAGATGCAGCACGACGTGACGCTCGACCAGCCCAAGGCGGCCGCGCTGCTCACCCACGTGCGCGCTGGCTCGCCCTCGACCTGTCCAGCGTCCCGCCGGTGATGCAGGAAATCTACGAGAAGATGCGCCTGCTGGAGGGCGTGAAACTCGGAAAGGCGGCACTCAACGACATCTTCCCCGGCCGACTCCTCGCCGAGCAGATCGAGAGTGTGCGCCGGCCCGCGCGGCCCGCGGACCGAGATCACGATCGACAAGACCATCGCTGCCGCCCTGCTGAGCGGATCCGAGACGCGGGCGGCGCTGAAGAAGCTCACCGGCGGCAGAATGACGGGAGGCTGAGATGGCCCTCAGCTATCCGTCCAGCCTGCCCTACGATGCGCTGCGTGAGGGGCATTCTATCCAGAACTCTGGCCTGGCGCTGATGAAGTCGCCGATGCAGTCGGGCAAGGTCCGCATGCGTCGGCAGTTCACGCTGCGCATCGTGCCCATCCAGTTCCAGATCTACTTCACGCCCCAGGAGCTTGGGGTGTGGCGGGACTTCCTTTGGCGGCAGCTCGGGGACGGCGCTGCCGAGTTCACGATGCCGATCTGGGATGCCTCCCTCCAGCAGTACGTCAACCGCCTCGTGCAGATCCGCGACGGCGCCGAGGGTGTGTCCGAGCAACCCTTCGCGGATGACCAGACCCTGGTGACCTGCACTCTCAACGTCCGGGGGCTCTGAGTCTTGCCGATCGCCGCCACGCAGGCCTGGGCGGAGGCCGCCGCCACAGTCGACGCAACACAGGTGATGCAGGTCACCCTGGAGATGATCCACTCGCAGTTCGTCGAGAACGGCCAGCCGTCGCCGATCCGAGCGGTGATGGACACACAGGACCAGACCTTCCGCCTTGACGAGGGCGCACCGCTGAACGCCGGCCAGCGCGTGCTCTTCAAGGCGGTGCCCTTCGGCATCGAGTACCCGCGCATCGGCAAGCTAGGGATTGAGGCGCCCATCTGGATCGACAACGTGAACCGCGAGGTGGCCCGCTACCTCGAGCCGGCGACGACGCTGAACGAGAGCGTGGTTGTGATCTTCCGCGGCTACCTCGCCAGCGATCCGGACACAGTCGGGCACGGGCCGTTTCGGCTCCTCCTGCGCAGCGTGAAGCGCAAGGGCGCTCGTCTCGACGGGACGCTCACCATGGCCAATCCGACGAAGCTGCGGGTGCTCCGCGAGATCTACGATAGCCAGCGCTTCCCGGCGCTGATGGTGGCCGCCGGGGCATAAAGCTATTCTGCCTTACTCCTAACGGTACAGGCGTTCCAGCGATCATGTCTCTGCGTTGATTTTTGAGCGGCTAAGTGCCGACGCCGGCCCCTGCTCTGGAAAGCGACTGGCCAGTGCGGCGACCGCAGACGTGAGAGCTTGGACTGCGGCGATAAGCTTTTCATTCGTCTGATTGTGTTGCTCGACAGCCGGCGTTGGCGGCTTGTTTTTATCTCGCTCAGCAAGAAGAGCATTTATCCGTGCGGCGATTTCAGCGAGTCTCTGCTCCCTAAGAAAGGTGGTGGCTGCAACTCTTGAAAAAATCTCGTTAGTTGTCTCAATTGTTAGGACCGCAAAATAATTAGACATAGTTGGCATCGAGTAACTAACCTTGATGATTTCCTCCGGGTTTATGACCGCCGCTTTTCTTCCTTCAGAAACAGCAATGCGTTTAGAGATTTTATCTACCGCTATAACGAGATTTGGCTTGGCAAAACTGCTTTCTCGGAAAAACGTGAAGCCAGGTATGTTTGAAATGCGGTCGACTCTTCTTCTCTTCCGGAAAATCGAGGACAGGGCAAATAATGCAACTAATACCAGCAACCCAGATGAAATGGGGTAATCAGAAACATGCTGCGCGAGATCATGATACATTTTTATTTCCTCCCAGCACTTTGCTGCTGAACGAGCGCGATATTCGCGCGGTTCAGGGAGCATGCTCCGCAAAATAAATTATCGGCCATCATCTTTTGCAACGAGATTTTCAGTGAATCATAGGCCCGTTCTACATGAACTTGCCCCGGCGCCCGCCGCCGACTTTGCTGTCATGTATGCTGCCAGCAAACTGGCTATTGCGCCCATCGACTATTCCGGGAATACGGCTGGCATCAGGGACGATCCGAATCGTCTTCCGAGACCCGCCGTGCATTTTACAGGCGGAGGAAGCAATGCGGCTTTCCAAAATGTGTACTCAGGCCGCCTGTGTCTCATTTTCTTCGACAAGCGATCGCCTTCCCTGGCGGACGCTCGCGTTGGTTTCAACGAGGCGAGCATTGTCTCGAGAAAATGCAATCGGACGACCGACCTGGCTGGCGCCTGCTAGTCTGGCCTCTTGATCACGCGCATCGGTTGACTTTGCCCAGATGACCGATCGCATCGCCTTCCTCTCGGATCTGATCGGCCGGCCCTACCAGATCGGAGCGACGGGTCCGGACGCCTTTGACTGCTACGGCCTCGCCCGGCACATCCAGGCGGCGCTCTACGACGTGCCGATGCCGGAACCGCCCTTCGTCGCGGCGACGACCCGGCAGCAGGCCGAGGCGATGCTGAACCATGCCGAGCGGCGGAACTGGCGGGAGATCCCCGAGCACGAGGCGCGCGACGGCGATCTCGTGCTGATGGGCAATGTCGCCGGACGCGACTTCCATCTCGGCACCTACGTCGTGCCGGGCACGGCCGGCGTGGTGCTACACATCAACGAGCGCGCGGGCGTGGTCGCGGATGATCTGCCGTCGCTGCGCGCGATCGGCTTCCACTACCTGCGTATCTTTAGGCGGGCGGGCAGCGCAGCCGCATGAAGTAGTGGCGCAACGGGCCCATCGCGTTTGAGCCCATGTCGACCACATCCTCTTTCACGATCCGGCCACCTGGACACTGCTTCGCGGCATAGGTCAGCGCCAGCGCATCGCGCTCCGCCTTGTTGTCCGGATTGAATCCGATGTCACGGCCGCTCTTGATGGCCACCGTGTAGTCGTAGCCGCTGGCGGATGAGGGCTCGATCGAGAGCGCCCCGTGGCTGGCGAGCATGTTCTGATAGCCGCCACGATCTGTGCAAGCTCCAACCGCCGCAACCATCAGCACGCACACCGCTACACGCGAAATCATAGGGCCCCCAGCGCCTCACCATGCACATCGCCGTCCGCCATAGCCTTCAGGTCTACGACCCGATGGACGCTTCGCTTTGCGAGGCCGATGCCGTCGTGCTGCCCATGCGCGAAGCCGAAGCTGCTATGGGCGAGACCGTGGCCGCGTACCTCTCGCGCGTCGCGTGGCGATTCGACCTGCCGACCGTATGTCGGATCAACGGCGAGTTCTACGCTCGGTCCGAGTGGGAGACGCGGGCGCTCGCGGTCAACGACAACGTCGAGTTCGTCAGCCGGCCGCTTGGCGGCGGCTCAGGCGGGCCGTCGGTCGGAAAGAGCATCCTGTCCGTGGTGGCTCTGGTAGCGCTCACCGCTGTGGCGGGGCCGCTTGGCGGAATGGCAGCGGGCGCTGCCGGGCTTACGGCCGGCACCTTCGCATTCAATGTTGCCTCGGCGCTTGCTCAAGCCGTTATCGTTGGTGCTGGCGCTCTGGCGGTCTCGCACTTCCTGAGTCCCAAGTCAGGCGGCAAGACCAACAGCACCGACGCGCTCTACTCCTTCGGCCTCCGTTCACATAGCCGAGGAACCTGATGCTTGGTCGCCTCAAGCAGGTCGCGCGATCGCTGGATTGCCTGCTGAGCGTTCCGGACGATCGCTCTG